TTAGATAATGAACTCGGATTATTATGTCTACAGAACAAGAAAGAATAGAACAGATAATATCCACTCTCAAGAAGCGCCAAGAAGAAAATAGACTTAACTATTACAAGCCCTACAGATTTCAAACAAACTTCCACGAAACTGGAGTAGATGCTAACCAGCGATTACTGATGGCTGCGAATAGGGTAGGTAAATCATTTGTGGGCGCTATGGAAATGGCAATACATTTGACAGGACTATATCCTGAGTGGTGGGTAGGTAAGAGATACAAAGAGCCGATTAGGGCATGGGTATGTGGTGCATCTAACGAAACAACCCGTGATATCTGTCAAAGAGAATTATTTGGGCAACCCGACAACCCAAGAGATAAAGGCAAAGGTAGTATACCCAAGCATCTCATTGGTGAAACCACAAGGAAACCTGGAGTGCCAAATGCACATTCGTCAGTCCTTGTTAAACATAATTCAGGTGGGTGGTCGAGAGTTGCCTTTAAAGCATACGAGATGGGTGCTGAAAAATTTATGGGTGAGAGTATCGACTTGGTATGGCTCGATGAAGAACCACCACAAGATATTTACTCACAATGTGTTACACGTACCTTAGACAGGCAAGGAATGGTCTATATGACCTTTACTCCTGAGTCAGGGGTGACTGAGGTAGTACAAAGTTTTACAAGCGATTTAAAGCCAGGACAGGCGCTTATAACAGCAGGATGGGAAGACGCAGAACATCTGACTGATAAAATGAAAGAACAGATTCTACAAGCACTCCCACCCCATGAAAGGGAGATGCGTAGTAAAGGAATACCAACAATAGGTAGTGGACTGGTATTCCCCATATTAGAAGATAATTTGACCTGTGAACCCTTTACCATTCCGTCTCACTACCCCCGTATCGCAGGTCTTGATTTTGGTTATGACCACCCAACAGCAGTTGTATGGGTAGCATGGGATAGAGATGAGGATATCGTTTACATCTATGATGTATACCGTATGTCCAAACAAACTCCTGATTATCATGCAACACATATCAATGAACGTGAGGGAAGTCATTACATACCGATAGCATTTCCTCATGATGGATACCAACATGATAAGGGAAGTGGTGTTACATTAGCTGAACATTACAGACAAGCTAATGTCAATATGCTACCGTTTCATTTTGAAAACCCACCTGCATTAGGTGAGAAGAAAGGTGGTAACAGTGTAGAAGCAGGGATAATGGATATGTTATCTCGCATGGAACAAGGAAGATTTAAAGTCTTCAACACTTGTTATGAGTGGTTTGAAGAATACAGATTGTATCATCGTAAGGATGGTAAGATAGTAAAACTAAAGGATGACTTAATGTCTGCTACTCGTTATGCAGTTATGAGTCTAAGACATTCAACAACAGAGACTTCTAAGTGGAATAGCAAAGGAAGACTTGGACCAAAGGTCGCAGTAGTATAATGGATAATTTAATAGCATCACCTACACAAATGGCATACAAGCTAAGAGACTTAGAAAATCAAGTAGCTGAGTTGCAAGAAGAATTAAAAAAACTAAAGGAATCAAATGGCAAAAAAACCAAGAAAGATAAGTGACGATGAACTGTCGGCACAATTAGATTCAGAGATTCAAGGAGCAACTGGATACGCAAATACTGAGCTATCTAATCAAAGAGAAGAAGCAATGCAGTATTATTTGGGTGAACCATTTGGTAATGAGATAGATGGTCGTTCTGAAATTGTAACTACTGATGTCAGAGATACCGTTGAATACATTATGCCATCTTTGATGCGTATATTTACTACTCACAACAACATAGCTGAATTCGAGCCACAAGGTCCAGAAGACGTTGAAATGGCACAACAAGCTACCGACTACTGCAACTATGTATTTAATCGCCAAAATAACGGGTTTAAGGTCCTCTATGATGCCTTTAAAGATGCACTTATAAGCAAGACTGGAATAATTAAACATTACTGGGAGCAAAAAGAAGACATCCATACAGAGACTTATACCAATCTAACTGAGATAGAATACCAATCTATACTAGCTAATGACGATTATGAGGTTATAGAACACACAGAAACGGTAGTTCAGAAAGCAGTTGTTGATGATTTTGGTACATTGATTAGTCCTGAAGTCGTAGAGCATGATGTTAAAGCTAAGTGCTATAAAGGATATGGACAGGTTAAGGTAGTATCTGTACCACCTGAAGAATTTTTAGTTTCACGCAGAGCAACATCATTAGAAGATGCAGACTTTGTATGTCATAGGGTTAAGAAATCTGTAAGTGATTTAATTAAAGAGGGTTATGACCCAAACATTGTTAATGACTTACCAGGATATGCACAATCAGAAGCAGAATTAAATGAAGAAAGATTAGCACGATTTAGCTATGATGATGATTCCGTCCCACCATCCGAGGGTAAAGGGGCAAACAAAAAGGTTTGGATAGATGAATGTTACATAAGAATCGACTATGATGGAGATGGTGTAGCAGAACTTAGAAAGATTACTAAAGGTGGACAATACATCTTAGATAACGAAGAAATCGACATGATTCCTTTCTCAGCTATCTGTCCTATGCCAATACCACATAAGTTTTATGGCATGTCTATAGCCGATACTGTCAAAGATATCCAACTAATTAAATCAACAATCATGCGTAACCTATTGGATAATATGTATTTAACCAATAACGCAAGATATGCTGTACTTGCAGGACAAGTAGAACTAGATGATTTACTTACATCACGTCCAGGTGGAATTGTAAGAATGAGAAGTCCTAATGCTGTAACAGCGCTACCTACTCCACAGATTCAACCATATGCATTTCAAATGGTTCAATACCTTGATAACATCAGAGAAGAAAGGAGTGGTGTATCTAAGATGTCTCAAGGACTTAATCCTGATGTATTAACTTCTCACGTAACATCAGGTGCGATTTCAGCAGCAACAGAGTCTGCAATGCAAAGAGTTGAGCTTATTGCTCGTATATTTGCAGAGACAGGTATTAAAGATTTGTTTACAAACATCTATGCTTTAGTACAGAAGTATGAAGATAGGAAGAAAATCTTTTATCTTAATAATAAATTCATACCTATTGATGTATCAAGATGGAAAGATAAATTAAATTGTGTAGTAAATGTAGGTGTTGGTAGTGGTAATCAACAAAGTAAAATGACAACAATGTCATCAATCATGCAGATACTAGGAACATTAGTACAACAAGGTGGTATGGGTACATTGGTTACACCTAAGAATTTATACAATGCTATTAGTGAATATATTGCACAATCAGGATATAAAAACACAGACCAGTTTATATCTAATCCTGAAATGATGCCACCTAAACAACCACCACAACCTACAGTAGATGAACAGGTTAATATGCAAAAAGGACAGATTGAGTTACAGAAACTACAACTACAAGCTGCTGAATTAGAATTAGATACTAAGTTGAAACAACAAGAACTTGAATTGAAGAAACGTGAAGCTCAAGTTAACTTTATGATTAAGCAACAAGACTTGCAACTTAAACAACAAAAATTAGAACAAGGTGAAATGGAAATTGCTCTTGAAGCTACACAACAAAGACCTGTAAAGATAGGAGATGACTAATGTCTTTTCCAAAATATTCAGGTCATGGCAAATCAGATAGAGCAAGATTAATTTCAAATAAAATAAAAAAACTCAAGGATGAGGGATACAAACAAGACCAAGCAGTAGCTATAGCTTTAGATATGTATCGTAAAAAGAAAAGGTTGCCACTAGCATGAAAGATAATAATATAAACACGGAAATAGAATTACTTAAACAAGATGTACATATCATCAAGACTAATCATCTCGCACACATTGCAGCAGATATCGATGATTTAAAAGTTGAAGTTAAAGAAATTAAAACAGAAATGTTTAAATTTAAATACATAGCTTATGGAGCTATAGTTGTTTTTGTTTTAATGAGCGATAAATTTAATGACATATTGAGGTTACTATAATGAAATGTCCTAAAACTGGTAAACAATGTAAGACTTGCAAAGGTAAATGCAAGAAGATGAAAGGAACTAAAAAGAAATATTAATGGTTAAATTATGAGCTTAGTAAAAAATATAAATAAATGTAAGAAAAAAGGTACATGTAATTCAAAAAAAAATTCTACTGTATCTAAAAAAGCATATACAGCTATGAAAAATAAATGGCAAAACAAAAACAAGAAGACGGGATAAAAAGGTCAAAGTATTATTTAAATAGATATGACCATTATACAAATATAGGTTATACTAATGGAGAGTCTTGTAAGTTAGCACATAGAGACTTAGCAAAAGAATTTAAACAAAAGAACCCAACTGAAGATAAATTAAAACAGATTTGAAAAAAGAAGAACTACAAACTTTCATGTTAAAAAACAGAATTTCCGTTGAGGAGTTTCATCGTAAGATAGGATATAGTCCTGACATCATACGTAAATTCCTTAAAGGAACAAAAAAAGTTCCTGACCATTTTAGTCAGGAATATTTAGAAAAAACACTCCAACAGTAATTAACTAGACCCACACAAACAGATAGACTCAAAATGGTTTGAGGACCTAGACCTGTGCGTATGGATAGCATTACAGGAAAATATAAATGGAAGACAAAAAGGAAGCTGCTATTAAGGCAGGACAAGACGCAAAGTTATTACTTGAGAACCCTCAAATGGTAGCTGCATTTAACAGTGTCCTTAATAACGGATATCAACAATGGATATCTACAGATATTAAAGATACTGAAGCAAGAGAGTCTCTTTATCATAAACAAAGAGCAATCCTTGAAATAAAAAATACTTTAGTACAAACCATAGAAAATGGTCAAATACTAGAAGAAGAAAGGAATAAAGAGAAATGATAAAACTAAAGGAAAATATTCCTGATGAAAATATCAGACGGCTTTATTCTGCAATATTATTACAAGGAGTAGAAGATTGTTTAATTCAAAAACAAGACTTTTTTATTTACCGTGAAGATAGAAAAAACTATGGATACGTTGATAACCAATATAAACAAATAACTCATAACCAAGCAAGAGAAAAAAGAAACCTGCTTAGATATAGAGATGATGCAAGAAATTGGTTTGATAAGGATAATAAAGATTTTGTATTTGTTTGTAATGCAGCAGGATATGACCCTGAAACAGTTATATCAAAACTAAATAAACATATATTAAAACTAATTGAGGAACTTAAAAATGTCAGATAATAACATAATAAAACAAAGCACACATAAAGGAATTCCAGTGACTGACGTAAGGTCAGCACAAGAAGCACTTCTAGGATTAATGGAAACTCCAAGGGAGCAGGTCCAAGAATCTGAAGAAGTAACAGAGACCGAGGATATGGTTTCTGAACAGGCAATGGAAGTTGCCGAATCAGTTGACACAGAAGTAGAAGATTCAAATGAATTAACTGCTGAAGATATATCTGATGATAACCAAATAGAGCAAACAGAGGAACCTACTTTCACTGTTAAAGTTAACGGTAAGGAAGTTGAGGTCAGCCAAAGCGAACTACTAGATGGTTATAGCAGAACTTCTGATTACATACAAAAAACTCAAGTATTGTCTGAGCAACGCAAAAAGATAGAAGATGAGCTTACTGCGACTCAACAAGAAAGACAGCGATACACACAGGCACTTGAGCAGTTAGAAGAATCTACAGACTATGAGATAGCTCAACTTAAGTCACAAGATTTGGAAAAACTCAAGGAAGAAGACCCACTAGCTTACATGCAACGTAAAGATGCACTGCGTGATTTGGAAGAAAACAAAATAAAAATTGCAAATCAAAAAGCGAAAGCACAAGAAGCAGAGCAAAAAGAAATGCAAAGTAAGTTAATGCAACAAAGGGAAGAACAGTTAAAGATATTAACTGAAAAATTACCTGAATGGAATGACCCTGAAAAGGGAACTAAACTAAAGTCAGACATAAAAAATTATGCTATGGCTAAAGGTTTTACCGAACAGGAAATAAGTATGTTAATAGATGCAAGAAGCATACAAGTTCTTCACGATGCAATGAAGTATGAAAATCTTTTAAATGCAAAGATTGCAAATAAAAAGAAAAAGGTAGTACCTAAAGTACAAAAACCTGGAACATCTACTTCTAAAGGTGAGGTTAAATCTGAACGTGTTAAGCAATTAAAATCCAAAGCTAGAAAATCAGGCAAAGTCAATGATGCTGCAAAGTATATTGAATCTATGCTTGGCTAGTTTTATTAATTAACTTAAACACAGAGGTGTAAATAATGGCACAACTATCAAATACATTTGAAACATTTGATGCCGTTGGTGGTCGTGAAGACTTACAAAATGTAATCTATGACATTTCTCCAACAGATACACCATTTATGTCTTCAATCGGTACTGGCGCTGCTAGTGCTGTAAAGCATGAATGGCAAACAGACAGCTTAGCTGCTGCTGCATCTAATGCTCAAATCGAGGGTGATGACTCTCCAAGCGCTGCATTATCTGCTACTTCAAGAGTGTTCAACTATACACAGATTTCGTACAAACCTGTTATGGTTTCAGGCACACAAGAAGCAGTAGACAACGCAGGAAGAAATTCTGAACTTGCTTACCAAATTGCTAAAGCAGGTAAAGAACTTAAAAGAGACATGGAACTAGACCTTACAGGTAAAACA